TGGTGTTCAGTTTCAATTTTAAGGAGAACTCTCGGATGCCAACTTATGAATTTGTGAATGATGAAACAAACGAACACTATACAGTATTTTGTAAATACAAAGAATTAGAACAATACTTAATCGACAACCCAAAGTGCAGAAAACTAATCTCTGCACCAGCTATCGTTGGTGATCATATTGTGAACCGAATGGACGGTGGAATCAAAGAAGTGTTTAGTCGAATTGCAGAGGGACACCCTAACAGTCCACTCGCAGACCGCTTTGGTGATAATCGATCCATCGCAAAGAAAAAAGTTGAGAGTGTAGGTAGAAAGCATGGACTAGTCAAAGACGGTTCGCATATTGTACCTAACCTTAGTAATACATATAAGACAACATAGGGGGTGAAAATGTCAAAGAAAAAAGAAATCCACCACTCTGACTTAGTTCAAGTAAAGCCCATTACAGACAATCAAAAAGAGGTATTTAAAAGTTGGAAGGATGGTAAGAACCAGTTTCTTTGTGGTTGTGCTGGTACAGGGAAAACATTTGTATCACTGTATCTTGCATTTGATGAAGCGTTAAAGCATGGATCACAATACGACAAAGTAATCGTAGTGCGCTCTCTTATACCTACAAGAGAGATTGGATTTTTGCCTGGCGATGAAGAAGACAAGGCTGCACTCTATCAAGTTCCTTATGCGAACATGGTACAGTTCATGTTTAAACAACCGAATGAACAAGCGTTCAATGTTTTATACGACAGATTAAAATCTCAAGGAAGTTTCTATTTTCTATCGACATCTTTTTTACGCGGATTGACTTTTGACAATGCAATCATCATCGTAGACGAATGTCAGAACCTAAACTTCCATGAGTTAGATACAATCATCACAAGAGTCGGACAAGACTCCAAGATAGTTTTCTGTGGTGATTTTATGCAAACAGATTTAATAAAACAGAATGAAAGAAATGGATTACATGACTTCACAAAAATCCTAGAAGAAATGGACGAGTTTAGTGTTACTGAATTTACGATTGGTGATATTGTCCGTTCTGGATTTGTGCGAAGTTATCTCATCCAAAAAACTAAACTAGGATTGGGGATTGAATAATGACTTATAAGCTTTCAACAAGATCTCAAGAAAAACTAATCGGAGTTAATTCCGAACTAAAAGAAGTTGTTTGTCTTGCGATTACATATACAAAAATAGACTTTGGAGTTATCGAAGGACTACGCACTGAAAAACGACAGAGAGCATTGGTAGACTCTGGTGCATCTAAAACAATGAAATCAAAACACTTAGACGGTCGAGCAGTTGATCTGATGGCTTACGTTGATGGTCGTGGGTGTTGGGAATTGAATGTCTATGATGAAATTGCAGATGCAGTAAAACGTGCAGCTATCGAAGTCGATATTGCAGTCCGTTGGGGTGCAGCTTGGACAATCACAGACATTTGTAAATGGGAAAATACAATGGAAGAAGCAATGAACTCTTACGTTGACATCAGAAGAGGTCAAGGTCGTAGGCCGTTTATTGATGCTCCACACTTTGAATTAATGTAAGGCTATATAATGAGCACATTTCGTTTTAAACATATTGAAACTGACATACCAGAACTCACAACAAAAACAATCGACAGAAAAAGATACTACATTACACCAGAAGGTAAGGAGTATCCATCTATCACCACTGTATTATCTAACAGGGGTAAGAAAGGATTATTTGAGTGGCGTAAACGAGTTGGTAATGATGTTGCAAACTATATTTCAGGGAAGGCTGCAAAGCGTGGAACTGCGGTTCACCATATGTGTGAGGATTATTTGAACAATGTCTCGTTTATTGAACCTGATTGGTGGCAAGAAAAACAAAAGAACTTTCTTCCATTTTGTTTGTTCAATCAACTAAGGAATGGAGTCTTACAACGTATAAATAATATTCATGCACAAGAATGTAGTCTGTATTCAAATAAATATGGAGTAGCTGGTAGAGTTGATTGTATTGCAGAATATGATCGAGTGTTGTCTATTATAGACTTCAAGACATCTACTTCTGAACGTAATGATAAATACAATGAAAACTATTACATACAGACCGCTGCTTATGCAGAAATGTATGAAGAAAGAACAGGTATACCTACAGACCAAATTGTTATTTTGGTGGTGACTGAGGACGGTCAAGTACAGGAGTTTATAAAAAGTAAACAAGAGTACTTACCATTACTAAAGGAAGCAATCAATGAGTTTAACATTTCATAGCGCAGCTGCAAAGAAAGTAAAACAAATTATGGATGAAGACCCAGAGATTACTGGAGATATAAGTTTGCGTGTGTTCATAAAGGGAGGCGGTTGTTCTGGTTTTCAGTATGAATTCACTTTCGATGAGACAAAAGACGAGGATGAAGTGGTAGTTACAGACGGTGTAAGCCTTGTGATTGACCCACTAAGCTTACAATACCTAGATGGTTCAGAGATTGACTATTCTAATGATCATTTCACCTCACAGTTTATTATTCGTAATCCAAATGCACAAACAACCTGTGGATGTGGAAGTTCTTTCTCAGCTTAGGGGTTGACATTACCTAGAGATATCTGTTAATATATATACTAACGTATTCGATGATGCGAGTTGGAGATTGTTTAGGACGGCGGTGCAACTCCGCCCACCTCCACCAAAAGAAGATTAGAATGTTAAAAGAAAGAGAGAACAGTGAATATAAAGAAATTTATTTTGAGAGATGCCTCAAAATGGGGATTTCGAATTTATATATTATGGAGCATATGCGCCGATATTGCACTGATTTCTGGAATTATTTATCTAGTCTTTTTTTGATGGGGGTGTACTTAGATTCGACTGGGCAACTAGTAGGCAAGCGGAGAATACGAGGCTAACCACCTTAACGGTTAATATAACTGCCAACGATAATTGGTACTATGAGGATTATCGCCTAGCGGCATAAAACCTCACGGGGTCTGACCCACCTTGTTATCCAACGGGTCTTCTTTTTTTTTATTATGGAGTTCCTATGCAAACCTCAAAAACATTCTCGCTCAAGATAGAACAAATCGCACTTGAGAAAAACATAACGCACATGGATGCGGTGTTGTGGTATTGTTCTAAAAATGAGATAGATCCATCTACAGTATCAAGATTAATTAGCAAAGCACTGAAAGAAAAAATAGAAGTCAATGCAACAGACTTAAACTTCCTACCTAAGAAATCCAAACTACCGATATAAATGCAACCTATTGATGTTTACTTGATGTACTGTGCAATGAAAGCACATTTCGGAGAAGGTGATTATAATTTTAACCAGTTTGGTGGAAAATCTAAAGTATCCAAAGATTCTTTTTGGAAAAGAAAGGATCGTTTGTTTTTTGTTCGCGTTAGTAGAAAATACAAAGAGTATGATTACATCAAAGATTATTTCGTTTCCAACTTTGTCAAAAGTAAAAATGGCTGGATAGGTCATTTTAATGAACAAATCTATGAAGATTGGAAAAAATATATGCAGAGTTTAACATATAATTTTGAACAGGAGTTATCACCACACGTTGATGATTTCGAAAACTTGTTTGAAGTGCCAGAGGGTTCTCATCCATTACTACTTAAAGAATACTTTGGTAAACGTGTATCACTAGAGACACTAATCATACTGGACGAACTTGTTCAGTATGTTGATAATTGGGATAAGAGAATGTGGGAAGATATTTTGTGGCCAGACATAAAAAAATTGATGACTGACTACCAAAAGTTCTTGACAATACCCAAAGAAAGGTGTAGAATGGTATTATTGAAATTGATTGCAAAGGAGCAGTAAAGTGCCTCAAAAAAGACATAACTATCTCACACACTTTGAACTTTCACTTTGGGAAGATTTACAACGACTGAAAGAACTTGATGGTCAAAGTATCAACTCACTCATCCACACCGCTATTCGTAGGTTGGTGAAGGAAAGAGTTGCTGAAATCGCTCAGGTGAGAAAGACAAGAACCACATTAGATAATTTAACAGGATAGGAGCAATACGATGGACGTTAAGATGGATGATGCCACAAAAGATAGTATGGTGCGTAGAAACGCATTTCTTGAAACTGACAATGAAACCCTCATTGCTCGACGTAAAGAGCTTGAGTTTGATTGTGCAGAACTTCAACGTGAGAATGAACATATGCGAGAAAAAATCAAGACACTCTCGGCTCGTACACCAGAATGGCCAAGAGGCTATAAATCGCCAAGAAAAAATTTCAAGAAAACTGCCGGATAACTTTATGTTAGTTAAATTAGTAGATCACATGGGTAGCGATTTAACAGTCGTTAACGCTGCCCGTGTTTCTTTTGGTAAACAGAAAATTGAGTTTGAAGACAGTGATGCAGGGTTGATCAAGTATCTTGCGAAACACAATCACTGGAGTCCATTTGGTCATTGTTCAGCACAGTTCCACATCAAGGCCCCTGTGTTCGTTGCACGACAGTTAGTGAAGCATCAAATTGGCTTAACGTGGAACGAAATATCAAGACGGTATGTAGATAGTGAACCAGAATTTTTTGAACCTAATGTCTGGAGAGGTGTTGCAGACAATAAGAAACAAGGTAGTTCTGATGAATCAATTGACATTAATCCAAGAAATATTATGGTCAACGACTACCAACATGCAGTAAATAGAGCAAAGTGGACGTATGAAGAACTTCTAAGGAAGGGTGTATGTCCAGAACAGGCTCGCATGGTTTTACCACAAAGTATGATTACTGAATGGTACTGGAGTGGAACGTTGTACGCATTTGCAAGGGTATGTAACCTACGATGCAAATCAGACGCACAGCAGGAAACCAGAGAAATTGCAAATATGATTGACAAGGAATGTGGAAAACTGTTTCCGATTAGTTGGAGTGCATTGATTGACAAGATTTATTAGACAGATGGACAATGAGATTGCATTTGTTTATGGCAATGGTGAATCCAGAAAGGAATGGGACATCAATCAAAAAATTGAAGGTGTCACGACTTGGGGCTGCAATGCAATCTATCGTGACGGTGTTGTAGATA